GTGTCAGAATAGTAGTAACTCTTTTAAAGAACTCATTAGCAAGTATTGGTTTTTGAGATTTTGGAATACGAAATTCAATTCCAGAACATCTACTGTGTAGTGGTTCTATAATACGATTCTTAAAGTTACAAGTAAGAATAAATCCACAATTTTTATGAAACTCTTCTATAAACCCACGTAAAGCAGGTTGAGTTGATTGTGGATTTAGATAGTCAGCCTCATCTAGAATTACGAACTTTCTTTTACCATCCATAGAAACAGTTGAGGCAAAGTTTTTGATTTTATTCCTAAGAACATCAATACCAGACTCTTCAGAACCATTTATCATCATGTAGGTTGCATCTAGTTCTTTCAACATTGCTTTTGCAATTGTTGTTTTCCCTACACCAGGCCCACCAGACAATAGTAAATTGGGAACATGACCCTCATTTACAAATGTTTGAAAAGTTGTTTTAAGATCATCTGTAAGAATACAATCACTTATCTTGGATGGACGATACTTCTCCACCCACAAAATCACATCATTCATTATATACTCCTAAACTTAAAATAAACTAACAGTAACAGTTACTAATGTCAATACAATAATTGCAACTAACAATAGTATAACTGGAAATTTATTAAGCATTAGGAGGCCTCAAGGGCGATAAAATATTCTACATCTTTCGATATGTTTTTGAAATGTGATATTCCTTTGTTGGAAACTTGTACGTTATAGTCACCACTTAGAAGTTTTAGATTTTCAACTTTGAAAAAGTGTGAAAAAGTACTTGATGAATTTTCACCAACCTTCATACTAAAATCATTTGATGTATCATTCTTTCGATCTGTTACAACAAGATTAACATCACCACCAGCAGTACCTTTTACTTCAACATCTGGTGTACCAAGAACAGCTGATGCTTTCATAATTTGATTAAAAGTATCTTGTGTAAATGTAAACTCAACATCTACAGAAGGCATAGTTATATCTGTCTTTGGTGATGTAACAATAGATGGATCACTAAAGAAATAGTTAAGAGAACTTCCACCACCCTCTTCATCTAACTTTACACTTTTATCTGAAAAGTTAAGTGATGGTTTTTTAAATAAAGAAAGTGCAGATAAAAATTCATTCAAATCATATATCGCAAATTCATTTTGAAACGTGTCTGGTATTGTTGCTTTTGCAACAATGTTTTTCATTGCAGACATTGTTCCAATCACATTACCACTATTAACCATTAGATTTTGATTAATAGAGGAGAAGTTCTTTAAAACTTCTTTTGTATCATTACTAAGATTCATGTTCACTCCTTATATTTGTCATGATTATAGATTGCCATTATACCATAATGTACTATTTTAAACAAGTCATTTCTATTTCGTCCTTGTTTTTTTCCATATCGTTGTGCGTATTTCATCACATTTCCGATACAAAAACCTTCGCCATGGCCGCTGTCCATGATAAACTCTGATGCCTGAAATTTATTTTGGGAATAATGAGCTTCATATGTTTTATCTACATATGTTTTTAATTCATTAAGAATTTGTTCTTCATTATAACAATATTGTGGTTTTTTCATAATATAAATCTCTCCATTTTCACATACTATAACATAAAAAAGTGCCTCTGTCAAGAGGCACTTTCAGATAACAATTACTTGATATCAATTAAACGAGGTTTCTTTTCCTCTGGTATTACTCTTTCTAATTTAATAGAAAGCATACCATCTTTTAATGAACCACCATTTACAACAATATCATCTGCAAGAGTAAATTTTCTTGTAAAGTTTCTTGTTGCAATACCACGATAAAGTTTATCATCTTCATCTTTTGATTCTTTAATAGATTTAATTGATAAGACGCCTTCTGCAATTTCTACCTCAATATCATCTTTACTATATCCAGCCAAGGCCATTTCAATAGTAAAGTTGTAGTCACCATCTTTTATAATATTGTAAGGTGGAAAACCTGTTGATTCTGCTTGATGATTTGCATAATCCCACAATCTATCAAATTGTCGGTCAAATCCAACTGCATAAGGTGTTAAGTGATTTACGTCAAACGCTTGAAGTGCGTTTCTAAAAGTGCTTAAGTTTGTCATTGCTATCTCCTTTATTAAGCAAGATTAATGCGATAGACCTATAAAGCATCTATCACTATTATTTATATAGGGATTAACTTAGAAAAGTCAACCCCTATACAAAACTTTTTTTAATTATCTAAATAGAATAACTTAGCAGTTTGGATTGAAGAAACATACTTATCCTTAAATATTGAAACTGCCTTCTTGTGCATATTAGTACCAGGCAAAACAACATTAATAGTATTTGCCTCCAATACTTCATTTTTTTCTTCATCAGTTAATGTTTTCATGTAATTTGAAAGGTCGTACTCGTACTTGTTTGCAAACTCATCTTTATCAATTCCAGTGTTTAACCTCACTAACCTCCCTAAAGTTTGAATTGCAAATTCAGTAATTGCCTCTCCTAAAGAATTTTTCTTATTTTGAGGCTTGAATGAAAACAAAGTCTTTAAAGTAAAGATGTTCATACCCATCTTTCCTTTCTGAACAACAATAACAATCTTTAAGGGGTCATTATTATCATTCAACTTCTTCTTAATTTCATCTTCATCTAACTTCTGAAAAGAATCATTTATTGAATAAACTCCAGTTTCATTCTTTTCGCCAGTCATTAATGCAATTACCATTTCATCTTCACCGACTAAAGATTGTGAATGTAGAGCATTTTTAGTAATATGCAATACATAAGATTTATCATAGCCAGTTGATGCATTGTAATTACCAACAGAAACCATCATAGTCTTTTTAATCTTGGTAGGTGCAAGAAAAGTTTTAGTAATCGTATCTTCATATAATGAGTTGATATGAAACTTATCAGTTGAAAAATTATAATCGTAAAAAATCTCCTCGCCAAAGTAAGCAACCTTAGGCAACATAACCTTTTTAGAAGGCAACTCATTGATAACTTCAAATGTCATATTACCAATAGTTTTAACATTCCCAAACTGTTCTGCATTAGGAGTTGCAGTTAAACCAAAGATATAAGGTGAATGGAAAGACAAAACATCTAAATTTTTAAACATAGTTGCTTCATAGGTAGTATTTGAAGAACCATTTACATCCTTATAATTATTTACATCAGAAACTAACCAAGTATGAGCCTCATCAATAAAAATTGAAAAGATCTTACCAGAGTTCTTTAAATAATTAATAAACTCCTTACCCTTTTCAGAAACAATAAATGCTTGATGTGTGGTCAATAAAACAACTTTCATACCAAGTTCAGCATCATGAAGTGCCTGCTTAACATTATCAACAACTGATACCCCCAAAACCTTGAAAGCAATCTTTTTAAAATCATCCTTATCTAAAATTTCTGTAGTAGGAACTGAAACAACAAAGATATCAACATTTTTTTCTTTTGCAAGATAGGGAATAAAAACCTTTGCAGTAGAATAAGTCTTACCTTGGCCAGTAACACCAGTTAAAATCTTCATCACACCAGTTGTATGAACAAAATCTTTATCATTGACCTTATTCATAAAAGGAGAAATCAAATAATCATTTGCATTCTTCTTATATTCATTCATATTAACAACATTTTCTATCATAACGAATCACTTTCTTTTAACTATACTATAATTATAGATGTTTTCATAACAAATGTCAAGTATTATTTTTAAAAAAGTGGGGGATTTCTCCCCCATTATTTTAAACTTTTTCTGCGTACTCAAGAGCCTTATCTAGAGCCTTTAGTTTAACTTTTCTGTTTCTACCATACCATGCAGAGGTTAACCTACCATCAGTACTTCTACCTTGTAAGTGATCTGTCATATGAGTTACAGAATTAAATGCCTGCCACCATGAACCTTCTGCAAAATTAGCACCAGGCTGTTCTTGTAAATTTTCATGAGCAATTTTTGCATTTCTAGAAGTAAATTCTTTACCATCAACTTTTGTAGGCGAACCAAATACTTCATTGAAGTAGTTTACTACATTATCTGCACTGTATCTTTTAGATCCAAGAAACTCAGCCATTGACTTATACTGTTCCATCTTTTCTCTTGCAATACCCATTTGTTCTTTAACTTCTTCTACATCAAATTCTTTTCTGTGATTAACAGTAATCATACTATCAGACTTTGCAGACAATGATAAAGTTAAAGTATTATTACAAACAACACGAATTGGTGTCATTCTAATATTGATTGCTTTTCCAAACTGATGTGGATTAGTAAACAGAAAGTAATTCTCTGTAACATCACCCTTAAACAACTCAAAAGATTCGTTTGTTTTTGCAAGTGCCCAAACTAACTGACCATCTTTTAGTGATCCTGCTGTGTGCATTTCCATATCACCAGCCATTACATACTCTTGGAAAAAGTCAAATGCGTCAGAGTTTTGAACTGGATTCCAACCAGAACCTACAGTATCTAAAACTTTATTATCAGATGAACGAACTAGTGCTTGTTTATTAGGCACTTTAATACCATTGACAGTAAACATATCTTGTTTTTCAACTGTCCAATCTAGTCCAGCAACTTTTTGGAATTGGTCTGGTGTAATATCAGCTTCTACTTTAGTACCAAGACCATGCCATGGCAATTCACCAACATATGCCATTTGAGCTTTTCCATTTATCATTTCTAATTCATGAGCCATTATCTATATTTTCCTTTATTCAATTGATTATAGAATCACTATATCATGTTCTAATAACATTGTCAATATGTTTTTAAAACTAATTTCAAGAGAAAAATTCCATTAAAGGTGCAGTAACTTTAATTCTTGATTGTGCAATTTCAAAATACTCTTCTTCTTTTTCTATACCGATAAAATCAAAACCCTCATCTTTTGCAGCCATTCCTGTAGAACCACTTCCCATAAATGGATCAAGAACTGTACCACCTTTTGGTGTAACTAATCGACAAAGATATTTCATTAGTTCGATTGGTTTTACTGTAGGGTGTACATTCTTTCTTTCTGTTACAAATCTTCCTGTAACATCATTGTCTATACTATATCCTTCCATATCATGTGCATCTCTGCGTCCAGACATACTTGACGTTTTCTTTGTTGGTAAATGATCTAATCCTTTGTTTCTTTCCTCTTTTGATACCTTTGGACAATAGAAGTATCTTGCCCACTCTGTATTTAATCCACCATGCATTATATTTGCTGGAAATCTACCAAGATTATTTTCTTCTTTTTCTGCTTCTTTTCTTTTTGCATCTTGCACTTGACCAAAACTTAGTTTATTAATACCTATAGCCTCTTTTGACTTTTTACCTTGATCACGAAAATCTGGATTCGTATCTGGATATTTTGCATCATTACCTTCTATTCTACACCCATCAATATTAATACCACCAGTTCCATATTTGTCTTTATTTTGTTTATTTGTTCCCTCTAATCTTTTCTTTGCCATGACAATAGGTTCATGTG